TAACACGTCTGTTCAAACAAGAATACAAACGTTGGGGCAAACCAATCGCACAGATGGGTCCTGATGCTGAAGCAGTAATGAAAGATTTAGCAACTGATATTAATATGCCATTCGCATTGCGATGGGATAAAGATAACAATGAATTAGATTTAATTGTAAAGACTGTAATGCGTAAGAAAGATTTCAAAACATCTAACAGAGAGTTTGAAGTAGAGTCTGGTTGGAGAATGAACGGTCCAAGTGGATTACGTCATACTCCAACAATTAGGTCAAGAACATCATCTGCATCATTTCTACCAAAAGCAGGCAAGAGGCCTTCATTAATTAAAAGAATTTTTAGTGATGAGTTTAGTGAAGAAGATGTAAACGAAGCACCAGACCACGAAGTAAGTATGGCTAGAAAAGATGTTCAGAGACTAGCAAAGTATTCTTTAGAACTAGAACAAATGCTTAATAATGTTTCTGAAGAAGAAGGATTACAAGGTTGGGTTCAAGCAAAGATTACTAAAGCGGCTGATTATATTTCAAGTGTAAAACATTACATGGAAGGTGATGAGGTTAGCGAAGAAGAATTAAAAGAAGAATCTGAAATACATAAATTAAATAAAGAAGACCCAAATAATCCTGAAGTGCTTATTCAAGGATATGGCAGTCTTATGCTTAATCAGATAGAAGCCAGTGTAGTTCGTAAACTAGAAGAACTCACTAAGATGGCTGAACGTGGCGACTTTGAACAAATACAAAGTCTGTTAAATAGAGATGTTATGCAAACAATGATGAAAGCAATCGTTGATACTAAAGCCGAACTTCAATCAATTCGTAGAAAAGGTGGGGCAAAGTCACGAGGCATCAATAAAGAATCTATTCTTGATATATTTAATGATGACTTAGACGAAAAGTTTGATACTGTAAAGAAGACTGTATCTGAAACTGGTGGTGTAGGTAAAATTGTTCCTGGCATTAATACTACTGTCGATGTAGGTCCTGATGAAATTAAGAAACAGGCGGCCAAGTTTGGCAATGCAGTTGATAAAGACGGAGTTCCAAAGAAAACTTATCGTAAGTAAAGGCATTCAAGTGTATAACAAAGACACAATGTGTTATAAAACTTGGAATGATATCACTATATCATTGCCAAGAAGAACAGCAAGTTGGTGCTGTAAAACAAACCTGACACTAGACCAAATCAAAGAAACTACATTCGACATGGACATCCTGAATGAACATGGTGTAGATTTTCTTTTCAATCATCCTATTCTTCAAAAACGAAAAAATGACTTAGTTAATGGCATCCGTTGTCCAGATTGTAATGGTTGTTGGGCTACAGAAGATATATCAGGAGAGAGTCATAGAACATTATACATGGAAAACTCTCATCAGGCTACGAGTTTACCAGAGGGTGAACTATTTGACCTTGATACACCTGCTACCTTCATTGAATTAGACCTAACAAACAAATGTAATCTAGCCTGTGTCTATTGTGGACCAGAACATAGCACGAGATGGCAAAAAGAATTGAAAATAGTGAGAGAGCCCGACACTAATGAAGAACTATTTCATAAAGTGATGGAGTTATTCTCTGAATATTGTACCACTACACTAAAAGACACAAAGTATATCAATATCAGTTTATTAGGTGGCGAACCTTTCTTTACAGAACATATGTATGTGTTTTTAGATTATCTATCATCAAAGGTACATAATAATATAAGTCCAGATACCGAGTTAACGGTGTATATCACTACTTCTATGAGTTTTCCTAAACATAAATTTGATAGATTTATTGAGATAGTAAAGAATACTCCAAATATAATATATATTATGCAATTATCTGGCGAAGCAATCGGTAGACGTTCAGAGTTAGTAAGGTGGGGTCAAGATTTCGAACAGTGGAATAACAATTTAGATATGTTCTTTAAAGAATCATTAGAAGCAAATAACTTAGTATTGGGATTTGGTTGCGCCCATAATTCTTTATCTCTACCATATTTTAAAGACTTTTTAGTGTATATAAACGATAAGATGAAAGCAATAGACTATAAAAGGAAAGTATGGTTTCATATTAATTATGTAGAGGGACCAAGCCATTATGCGATGACAATGTTAGATAAACGACATGCACAAGCAGTAACAGAGCAAATAGATTACATGGAAAATGAAATGATTAATCTTTATAAAAAAGATGAGTATGTTATTATGTTGAAATCACTGAGAAGTCTTATACTAAATAGCATAGTTACTCCAGAAATGAAGAAAATTGCATCACAAGAGTTTACAATACTAGAAGATAGACGAAAAATATCATTCAAGTCAGAATTCCCTCATTTTGATGAACTAGTAGAATGATAAATTAGATAAATACTATTATGAAAATATATGAAGTAATAGGTGAAATGACAACTGCTGGCGGTATCGCAACCACAAATGGTGGCTTGGGTGGCGGTGACCCAAAGGCTAGTATATATGCATCTAAGAAACCAAAGAAGAAAAAGAAAACTAAAATGGGATATAGTGCCGAGGTAGGCAACTTATCATACAATACTCCCGTTAAAACTCCAATGATTAAAAGGTAGAAGGCTTATGAAACTAACACAACTTACAGAACAAAAAGAACGTCCTTATATTTGCTTTCATGCCAAAAAAGGCAAGCATGAAACTCATGCAACATCATCTTATGACGCGGCAAAGAAGGCGGCTGAACATTGGGGAATGAAATCAACAGCAGGTATTACTGTTTTGGCTGACGTAGAGCATGTTGCAGAAGAAGTAATTACTGAAGGTCCATGTGATATCGCAAAGCCAGAAGAGATTAAAAAAATGTCTGGTGAAGAATATGACAAGTATGCACAGTGGAAGAAAGATTGTGAAGCCGAAGAAAGAACTGCACCTTTATCAACAAAACGTTTAGAATCATTTGATGACTATCACGGCGATATGTCTCAAGAAGAATATGACCAAGAAGTAGATAATTCTCAAATGGAATATGCTGTTTGGGTTGGTGGCACTGAAGTTAATGATAAGTGGTTAACTTACGATGAGGCTATTGCTCTATATGACAAATACAAAGCACAAGGCTATGATGACATTAAATTAGATGCTCGTTTAAAAGAAGGTTCATTTTGGGGCAGAGATGACATGGTCAAGAAAATGAAAGATGGTGAAAAAGCATCTGGCATGAAAAAGTTTGTTAAAATTGACGACAAAGGCAATCATCATGGGACAACCACATCCGATAAAGCAAAGTGGAAAGAATTAATAGCACAAGGCTACGAAGAAGATAAAGATTACTTTAAAGAAGAAGTTCAATCAGGACCTAAAGCAGAAGTTGGAATGAAAATGAAGAGAATGCTTGGTGATGAGATTACTATTGGTACAATAACTAAAGTTTCTCCTGAAGGCGTAGACGTTAAGTTTGAAGATGGTAAGACTGTAACTTATAATGATGGTTATTACGATTGGTCAAATGACAAGGAAGTACCATTCATTACTTACGAAAGTGCAAAGCCAGACTTCTTAGACCTAGATAAAGATGGTGATAAGAAAGAACCAATGAAAAAAGCAGTTAAAGATAAAGAACGCACAGATGAAATTTTCCCACTAGCATTAGGCGGTATGGCAGGTGCTTTGATGGCTGATAGAAAAGCAAAAAGAGATGCTGAACAATTAAACGCAGAAAAAGGCGATGACAGTGAAGAAGCAGTTGCGGCTAGAGATGAGTTTCTAAAAGTTATGGACATGAAACCAAAGAGTAGCAACAAAGCAATTGACACAATTAAGAAGATTGTAGCAGACAAACAAAATCAACAAGTCAAATTTGACGATGGCAAGATGAAAGTAGATTTATACACAGCATCAGCAATTTCACAAGTATATGATGCAGTAAAGCCAGAAACACAAGAAAAAATTGATAACATGCTAAAAACTAAAGAAGGTATGCTTAAATTGTCAAATTTCGCATTTAGTAAAATTAGCGAAGGTCTTAAAGAAGGCAAACAGTTAGATGAAATACTTCCAATAATTGGTGCCATTGGTGGCGCTATTGCAAGAGGGATTGGATCCGCGGCTGCAAAGGCTGTTGGTAAAGCCGCAGTAAAGACTGCGATTAAACATCCAATTAAGACTGCTCATGTAGCCGGAACTGTTAAAAATGCACTCAGTAGACAACAACCACAGCAGTATGAATCTGAAGAAGATTTAGAAGAATTACAAGCACCTTACACAGGCGCTGATGGTATTAAAGATAGAAACGGAAAGATGCATAAACCTGGCTCTTCAAAAGCAAATATGATTGTGAATATGAAAAAGAAAGTTGCTCCTGCAAAAAAGGCTGGGGTAGGCAGAGGTAATGCACCAGGTTCAAAAGCAACACAAATTAAACCCGGTGTTAAAGCAAACACTAGTGGTGTTAAAAAACCAGCAGTCGGTAGTGTCAAAATGCCAACCAGTGGGCAGAAAAACAAATCTACTTTAGGTAAAATTGGTAACGCCGCTGGAGCCGCTGGAAAATATGTTAAAGATAAAGTTGGTGGAGTGCTGGCATATGGTGGCGCATCATCTGGTTTCGGTAACCCATTATCAGCATCTAAACAATATGCAGATGACATGGTAGAAAAAGCAAAAAGAGATGCAGAAGAGATTGAAGAGATTAGTATACGACCGGCACCAAAGTTTAAAGTGTCAGGTCCTCATGGCCAAAAGCCAGGCTCTCATCATCCACCTGCGAAAGAGGCACCTAGATTCAAAGCCTCAGTTAAGTTTTAATCAAATAACCTATTGACTTTTAGAGTCACCTATGTTAATATATAAAGAGTGTGTAAAAGCACTCTTTTTTATTGTCCAACTTATAGGAGATGTATATGTCAATTGACGCAATTAATGAAGAAGAAAAAGCAAAACTCATTCAACTAGTGAATGAAGGTTGTCTAGTTCTACAAGAATGTGAAGACCTCAAAGGTGGATTACGTGATACTGTAAGAGCAATTGCTGAAGAAATCGATGTTAAACCAGCGGTTTTAAACAAAGCAATCTCTGTAGCACACAAAGCCAAACTAGTAGAAACTCGTGCAGACTTTGAAGATATGGAAACTATCTTAGAGACAGTTGGTCGCACTCTTTGAGTTATGTAGATGCTTTCTACAACAAAGACAAAGATATTGTTCAAGTTGTAGAACGAATCAAGGGTAAACGAGTTTATAATGATTATCCAGCGTGGCGTACTTTCTATGTGAAAGACCCACGCGGTGACCATCTAAGTATTCACGGTGACAAAGTTCGTCAAATCAAATGTAAACGTCTCAAAGACCTTCACAAAGAACGAAAGATAAACACTGGTAAAACATTTTACGAAAGTGATATGAAGCCAGAAGTTAAATGTTTGAGTGAGAACTATAATGGTCTTGATTCCCCAACTCTGAATACCGCATTTTTCGATATCGAAACAGACTTCGATGCATCTAAAGGATTTGCTGACCCAAGTGACCCGTTCATGCCCATCACGGCAATATCGGTTCATTTGCAATGGCTTGACTTACTAGTTACTCTAGTTATTCCGCCAAAGTCTATGAGAGAAGGCGAAGGTCTAATAGAAGCCCAACGCATTTGTGACCAATTTCCGAATACAGAACTGTATCTAAGTGAAGCAGATATGCTGAATGATTTCATGGATGTCATTGAAGATGCAGATGTGTTGACTGGTTGGAACTCTGAAGGTTATGATATTCCCTATACTGTTAATCGAATTACTAGAGTATTAAGTAAGTCACATACACGCAAGATGTGTCTATGGGACTTATATCCTCAAAAAAGAAAAGTAATGAAGTATGGTAAAGAGCAAGAAACTTTTGACTTGTTCGGAAGAATTCACTTAGACTACCTAGAACTGTATCGTAAGTATACATACCACGAAATGCATTCATACGCACTTGATACAATTGGCGCCCATGAAGTAGGCGAACAGAAAGTCGCATACGAAGGTACGCTAGACCAGTTATATAACAATGACTTTTATAAGTTTGTGGCATACAACAGACAAGACGTTGCCCTATTGGACAAGATTGATAAGAAACTAAGATTTATCGAACTAGCAAATGAAATTGCACACGATAATACAGTGAACATCAAAACAACAATGGGTGCAGTTGCTGTTACAGAACAAGCAATCATTAACGAAGCACATAGACGTGGCATGGTTGTTCCTGATAGAAAGAGACGAGTTTGGTCAGATGATGATGCCGAGTTAAGTGATGATGACTTACATGACTTAGAAATGCAAAAGGCTGCCGGTGCTTTTGTGGCGAAACCCAAAGCAGGACTACAAAAGTGGGTAGCAGGTATTGATATTAACTCTCTTTATCCATCTGTTATTCGTGCTATGAATATGTCTCCAGAAACTATTGCTGGACAACTTCGACCAGACTTGACTGATGAACTAATTGGCGGTAGAATATCAGAAGGTAGAAAAACTGGTGCGAAGACATATGGTTCTTCTCAAGCATGGGACGAAACGTTTAGTTCAGAAGAATTTCGTGTAATGAATGAGAAAGACAAAGCAAGTAGAGTTACTCTAGTCCTAGAAGATAATCCCTTTGACGAACTTAAGACCACACAAACAGTATCTGGTGCAGAAGCATATGATTTGATATTCAACAGTGGATTAAATTGGACTATCACTGCAAATGGTACTATATTCAAACAAGATGTTCAAGGTATTATTCCAAGTTTACTAGAACGTTGGTATGCAGAACGACAAGTAATGCAAAGCAGTAAGAAGAAGGCTATTGCAGATGGTGATAAAGAACAAATTGCTTACTGGGATAAACGACAGTTGGTTAAGAAAATTAACTTGAACTCGTTGTATGGTGCATTATTGAACCAAGGTTGTCGGTTCTACGATAAGCGTATCGGTCAGAGTACAACTCTAACTGGTCGTTGTATCACAAGACATATGGGTGCAAAGTGTAATGAAGTTATTACAGGTCACTACGATTATCAAGGTGCATCAGTTATCTATGGCGACACAGATTCCATTTACTATTCAATGTATCCTGTTTACAAGCAAGAGATTGATGATGGCACAATCGAATGGAACAAAGATAAAGTCTTAGAACTATATGACGAAGTTGCTGACCAAGTCAACGAAAGTTTTCCAGAGTTTATGAAAACATTCTTTAATGTTCCTAGACAAGAAGGTGAGATTATCGTTGCTGGTCGTGAGAACTGTGCAACACAGGGCATCTTTATCAAAAAGAAACGATATGCTATGCTCATCTATGATGATGATGGAGAACGCAGAGATATCGATGGTTCGCCTGGTAAGATTAAAGCAATGGGGTTAGACCTTAAACGTTCTGATACACCAAAATATATGCAAAACTTCTTAAGTGAGGTATTGCTCACAGTATTAACGGATGGTACTGAAGAAACAGTTATTGGTATGGTTAAAGAGTTTAAGAAAGGGTTTAGAGCAAGACCTGGTTGGGAGAAAGGTTCTCAATCTCGTGTGAACAACTTGACATCATATAAGAATCGTGTGAATGCCGCTAAGAAGGCAATGGCAAGAGATTTGAATACTGGTGGTGATAAAACTAAAAAAGATAAAGTTCATTTGCCTGGACACGTATCTGCCGCTCTAAACTGGAATATGTTACGAGAACTTAACCAAGATAGATACGCAGTAGAAATCGTAGATGGCATGAAGTGTATCATATGCAAACTAAAGCCAAACACTTTCAAGTTAAAGAGTGTCGCATACCCAGTTGACGCAACCAAAATACCCCAATGGTTTCAGGATTTGCCATTTGACCACGAGTTAATGGAACAGACCATTGTTGATAAGAAGTTAGAAAATCTAATTGGAGTTCTCAATTGGGATATGAGTGATGCAAACGCATCCGAAACCTTTGATAATTTGTTTGACTTATAATGAGCAATACTTACACAAACTTAATTAAGAGACGGGCAACAAATAAGGAATCAGATGAATGTTATACTCCATCTGACCAGATTGCTCCGTTACTAGAGTACTTAGATAAAGACAAAACTTACTACGAAGCGACTAGTGGGACATCTAATCTAATCGTAGATGGCTTTAATAACAATGGATATAAGATAGTACCGAGTAAAGGTAAAGACTTTTTCGATTGTGAGCCAGATGATGTATATGATGGAATTATAACTAATCCGCCATATAGTATCAAAGATAAGTTTATCGAACACTGTTATGCCCTAGGTAAACCATTTGCATTGTTACTTCCAGTAACGAGTTTTCAAGGTGGAAAACGAGGCAGAATGTTTATAGAGCATGGCATGTCTACACTTGTATATAACAATCGTGTAGATTTTACAGGAACTGGCAATCCTACATTCGGAAATGCTTGGTTTATGTGGGGTATAATACCTCCAAATACTATATATTGGGTTGATAATCCAAAGAATGGAAAACTACAGTACACTAAAGAAGAACCGAAACCACTTAACAATCTATTCGATTTATAGGTTGACAAATGGTATTAAAATATGTTATAATTAATATAATCAAACAGGAGAAGTAAACATGCGTGACATTTTAAAAGATATCGTGAAACATACACATTCGTTAGGTATCATCCAAGCGGCTAAAGTGACAACTGAAGGAGAGATTACCACAATTGATGCTATGGACGATGACCGTACTGTTGTATTACGTGGTAAATTACACTCACCAGTTACAGAATTCACAGGAAAGTTCGGTCTTGGCAGACTAGGTGTGCTAAACGGACTACTTAGTTATTCTGGTGAAGACAAAGAAGGCAATTCGATTGAAGCAGATGTCAAAGTAGGAACAGAAACACGCAATGGGGAAGATGTTACTACTGAACTAAACTTCTCAATGCCTGGTGGTTTTGATAGTTCATATCGAGTAATCGTATCAGAACTAGTAGACGCTCAAATTAAAACAGCAAGTTTTCGTGGTGCCGCGTGGAATGTAGAAATTATGCCAACGCAAAAAGCAATCAAAGACTTACAATACTTTGCAGGTATTCTTGGTTCATTTGACCCGTTACTTACTGCAAGAACAGTTAAAGGTGATTTAGTTTTCTATATTGGTGATAGTTCAACAGATAAAGTAGAACTTCCTTTTGCAAGTAATGTAGAAGGTGAACTAAAGACTGGTTGGTCATTCCCATTATCAACAGTTCTTACTATTCTTAGACTAAGTGACACAAGCACTATGAATATGAAGATTTCAGACCAAGGTGCTATGATGATTGCAGTCGATAGTGGACTGGGTATGTATGAGTATATTTTACCAGCAAAAGCGGGTAACTAATAATATAAATACATCTGAGAGGGGTCTTATATAGGAGAAGAGTTATGACTACACCGATACGACCAGCCGTAGACGAGAAAAAACGTACACGCCTCATCTACTTAAAAAAACAACATAGAGATTTAGACAATGGCATAGTTACTGCATTTAAAATGCGTACAGAAGATGGTGTTGTTTCTAAATTGAAGTTGAAAAAACTACATTTAAAAGAAGAAATTCTGAAACTAGAAGAAGAGTTAGCAGACCACTTGTGACTATTATAAAACCAACTCCAAAGACTATACAAAATTTGATTAGAGTAATACCAGACCATCCTAGGCCTGGTGTTCTCTATCAAGACATGGCAAGTATTTTTAATGCACCTCAAGGATTAAAAAATGTAATGTCATTGTTTAATGATTATCTTTTGGCAAAAGGTAGGGTAAAATTTGACAAAATAGTTGGATTAGATGCTCGTGGATTTCCAATGGCTGGTGCTTTAAGTACACAGACTGGTATACCATTCTCAATGGCTAGAAAGAAAGGTAAACTACCAGGTGAAACAATATTTACTGAATATGAACTAGAATACGGAACTGACGAACTACATTTACAAGTTGATGCAATAAAAAAAGATGACCAAGTATTAATCATAGACGATGTTATAGCAACAGGTGGAACACTTGAGGCTGCCATTGAATTGATAGAGAGAAGCAATGCCAATGTTTCATGTATATTAAGTATAATGGAACTTGAGTTTTTAGGTGGTGGTGCCAAGTTACGTAACGCCGGCTATGATGTATACTCAATATTACAAGAGAAGTAAATAAGGATTTAAATGAATAACTATATTTTTACAAGCGAAAGTGTGAGCGATGGTCACCCAGATAAAGTTTCTGACCAGATTAGTGATGCATTAGTAGACGCAGGACTTAAGGCAGGCGATGAAACATCTCGTGTTGCAATTGAAACATTGGTAACTACTAACATGGTTACTGTAGCGGGTGAAGTGAAGAACTTCAATGTTTCTAAAGAAGAAGTGGATGATATCATTCGTAGAAAAGTTAAAGAAATTGGTTACGAGCAAGATGGATTTCACTGGGAAAGACTAAAGGTTTATAATGAAATTCATGCACAAAGTGGTGATATTGGATTAGGCACCGATGATTTTGGTGCAGGCGACCAAGGACTAATGTTTGGGTATGCATGTAGCGATAACGATGCTTACTTACCAGCACCAATTTATTATGCACATGAAGTATTAAAACATCTAAAAGTAATTAATTATTCTGTTCCTGGAGTATTAGGTCCAGATGCTAAATCACAGATTAGTATGCAGTACATAGGCGGTATACCAACTCGTGTTGACCAAGTTGTTGTAAGTACTCAACACACTGAAGAAGGTAATATCGAATCAGCAAGAAATCTTGCCAAAACGGCAGCAACTGAAGTATTAGGAGATTTAATTGACGACAATACTGTATTCCATCTTAACCCTACTGGTAATTTTGTTATTGGCGGACCTGATGGTGACACTGGACTTACTGGGCGAAAGATTATCGTGGACACTTATGGTGGCTTTGCTCCTCACGGCGGTGGTGCATTTAGTGGAAAAGACCCGACTAAAGTAGATAGAAGTGCCGCTTATATGGCACGTTGGTTAGCCAAGAATGTAGTAGCAGACAACATGGCAGATTGGTGTAACATTCAATTAAGTTATGCAATTGGTGTTAAACAACCTACGAGTATCTATGTTGAGTCAAACGGTTACAGTAAGAGTATTGAGAAGTTTATTAAAGAGAATATTGATTTGAGTCCTAAAGGAATTATTGATAGATTTGACTTATTTAATTTTAACAAGTATAGTGAAAACTGTACATACGGACACTTTGGCGACAAAGATGTTCCATGGGAGAAAATTGGATGGTAGAAGAAGGCTAATGGTAAAACTGAATATGAAAAGGAGAAATTATGAGTAAAACACTAAATCCAACTTCTTGGTTTGGTACGCCAGAAGAAAAAGAAAGAGCGATTGCAAGAAAAATCACAACTGAAAAAGAACAGGCAATTGCACTTGAAGAGATTAATCTCAAGTACGGTCATATAGACCAACACGAATACGACAAGAATATGGCAACTCATAAAGGCAAAGAGTATGTCAGAGTTGTTGGTATGGAACTTGATGAAAACTCACCAGGACAAGGATTCTTTGAGTTAGATTTTAATGAAAACTTTGTAGAATACTTAGCGAAGGCTGGGTATGATGGGTTAGAACCAGACCAAATCGTAGACAATTGGTTCAGTGATTTATGTAAGAATATCGTACTGAATGATTTAGAAGACGATGATGGCGTTAGAAAAAGTGTATTTCCTGACAGCAAAGATGGTTTAATCATTAGTAAAGTCAAGACTGATAAAGATACCTCGGAGTATTCTTAAAACTTGACCAAAAGCACTAATTGTGTTATAATAGTATTAACATTATCAAAAGTGAGGAATACATGAGTACATTCATCTTAGTCGATTCATTTAATATGTATCATCGTGCAAAGCATGTAGCAATGCGTGGTGCTAACATTGATATGAAAATTGGTATGGCATATCATATTATGCTTAGTAGTGTTAAACTCTGTTACAACAAATTCAATGCAGACCATGCCGTATTCTGCTTAGAAGGTCGCAGTTGGCGTAAAGACTTCTATGAACCATATAAGAAGAATCGTGTTGTCGCTAGAATGGCCAAGAGTACGAGAGAACAAGAAGAAGACCAAATCATGTTTCAATCGTATGATGATATGGTAAACTTCTTAGATGAAAAAACAAACGTAACCATGTTAAAAAACTCTGAAGCAGAAGCAGATGATATGATTGCTTTGTTTATTGCGGCACATCCAAATGATAATCATATTATCATATCAAGTGATAGTGACTACTTTCAATTAATTACAGACAACGTAACTATGTATGATGGTGTTCAGAATCGTATCATTACTAAAGATGGTTTCTTTAAAGATGATAAGAACATGACTCCTATAAAAGAGAAGAAGACTGGTGAAATTAAAGAAAAAGTTCACCCAGAGTGGGCATTGTTTGAGAAGTGTGTCCGTGGTGATACATCAGATAATATCTTTAGTGCATATCCCGGTTGTCGTAAGAAAGGTACCAAGAACAAAATAGGTATGATGGAAGCATTTGCAGACAAAGAGACTGGTGGTTTCAATTGGAATAACTTCATGTTACAACGCTGGACTGACCATAATGGGGTAGAGCATACAGTACGTGATGATTATGAACGCAACGTAAAACTAGTTGACTTAACTGCACAACCTATGGACTTAAAAGTAAAGTTCATAGAAACTATTGCAGAAAATAGTATACCAAAAAGTAAGACTGGTGTTGGTATGAATTTTCTAAAGTTCTGTGGCATACATGATTTACAAAATCTTGCCAAGTCACCTGATGAACTGGCATCCATACTTAATAATCCATATCCATCTTAATGAATTATATATTTGATGTAGATGGTACACTCACTCCAAGTAGAGCAAGAATTGACGAAGATTTTCGCCAATGGTTCTTAGAGTTTGCTAGATGGAATAATGTATACTTAGTTACAGGCAGTGATATGTCTAAAACTGAAGAACAGATAGGTAAAGAACTATTCAAAAAAGTTGAATGTGTATATAACTCTTCGGGCAATACTAAACATAAGAATGGTGTATGTGTATTCAATACTAAATGTTTAGAATTACCACGTGAGGCACATGCCTTCTTACTGAAGAAATCTATTAGTAGTGATTTTGATATTGCTACTGGAAATCATTTTGAATCAAGACCAGGATTATTAAACTTTAGTGTTGTTGGTAGAAATGCCAACAGAGTTCAACGAAAGAAATATGTAGAGTTTGATACACTATCTAAAGAAAGACAAACGATTTCTGATGAATTTAATAAGAAGTTTTCTAAGAAATATGGCATTATATCGCAGGTAGCCGGCGAAACTGGGTTAGATATTATTGAAATAGGCAAAGATAAGGCACAGATATTAAAAGATTTTACATTCCAAGATAGTCTGATATTCTTTGGTGATAACATACAGCCTGGTGGCAATGATTATGGTATTGCTCAAGTTATTGAATATGGACCATATAGATACACCGAGTGCCATAATGTAAAGAACTGGAAAGAAACTTGGAAAATACTGAAAAGATTTAAATGATATACACTAAAGAAATAGTTAAAGATAAGTTTTGGATTATGGAGAATTCAGGAGTCAAAATAGGAACAATACGATGTTGCTCGTCTGATGATTTTGAATTGAATATAAAACAATCAGATTTGTCTGATGCCATACTAAATGAACATATGTCGTTATCTGAACTTACATCTCATTTCGGTGAAAAGATACTACACCCAAAAGAACGTCCTGTAAAAATTATTGATGAAAACAAAGTTGGACCTCGTGGTGGGTGGAATACTTCATCAGAAGAAATCGATGGCTATGCCTCTAAACATGTAGTATATAACGCTGAAACTATAGAGTTGAAAGATAAACAAATACCAACTTATACCAAGAGTGAAACAAGTAAAGTACGATATGCCGCTGGATACTACGCAGTAAGATTTCCTAGTGACTGGCGATGGTTTTATGGTGGTAAACTGGACACACTAAATACATGTGATTTCATAGGACCATTTAAGACGAAATCTGAAATGCAAACTGAAACATTATTGGCGAACAAACGAGATGGATTATAAAAGTTTAAAAGATTTACTAGCAACAATCAAACGAGCAAATCTTAGAGGTGACAATAAGGTAACTCTACCCATGAAAGAAGCACTTGATATTCAAAGTGATATTGCTTTGCTATTGCTAGAACTCAAAAAGATTGATAACACTGAAAGTAAAGTTTTTGATGGCGGAACATTTGAATAATGATTGGTATATTCGGTGATAGTTATGCACACGAGTTTGATACTCCTGGATGGCCCACTATATTATCTGAACTATACAATGAAGAATTTGAAAACTTTGCTATAAGTGGCTCATCTATTCCTTACAGTTATGACTTACTCTGTAAGAAAGATTTAAGTAAGTACTCTAAAGTTATATTCATCGCTACCGAGCCACGTAGACTGCACTTCATAGATAAGAAAACTAATAAAGAACTACTATGGAATGGCCGCGATTATGATGGTTCACGTGCTGTCAATACTTATAAAACTTATTCTTCTTATGAGAACACTGATACTTTAAGTTCCTTAGATGAAAAAATTCTAAAATACCAAGAATACATAACGGCAATGTATCCTGATTCTTGGGATTGTATGGCTCAAGCAATGAAAAATGATGTTCTTCGTTCACACAAAAATATATTATTATTAGATATCTATGAACTGGTACATGTAAGCCACTTAGGTAGACCAACGGTCCGTTGGTGGGAACACTATCAAGAATCACTAACTATGAGAATATGTCATCTGACTGTACCACAGAATAGAGAACTTGCAGGATATATAAAAGATTACTTTGATAATGGATTTGATATTCATAATATATTAAATTCTAGCAATGCAAAAGAATACTTTACTGTGCCAAAATCATTAGAAGAATCAGGATATATAAAGAGGAATGAGATGTGACAACTTGGATGTTTGGAAAGTCATCTGCTTTTAGTAGAGAGATTATAAAAAAGTTAGATAACCCTGTTTGTTTCGGCAGAGATAACATAGATTATAACGATGTACAGTCTTTTATAAATGACCACGTTGGCAACTACTTTAATGGACTTAAGATGGATACAAAAACTCCTTTGAATATTGTTTTCAATGTTTATTTGAACCAAGACGCCCATAACAATGAAGAATTGCATGAGTCCCTAGATAAATTTAAAGAGTTTTTCATGGATTTTAGTCCT